GCTACCGGAGTAGGTTATCTGGTAGTAGGTGTGCTACAATGGAGCAAGGGAGAAATCTCTAACGGGATGATCTGGACAGGTTATGCCTTTGCTCAGATTGGATTGTGGCTTAATATTAAATGAAAGTAGCTTATGAGGATTGTCCTAGACATTGAGACAAACCTAGCACACGATAAGATTCATCTTGTTGTGACTAAAGACATTGACACTGGAGAAGTAAAGTCATGGAAACAAGCAAGCAGCCTGCAGGAGTATTTAAAGGACGTATCGTTGATAGTCATGCACAACGGCATAAGTTTCGATGCACCAGTATTGAATCGCTTATGGAAGACTCAGATTCGATTGAATCAGGTCTACGATACATTGATAGTAAGCAGGCTTCTCGATCCGAGCAGAGAGACAGGACACAGCCTAGAGGCTTGGGGAAACACCTTAGGGTTCCACAAGATTGACTACACAGCCGTATGGCAGTGGATGATGGACAGGAAAGAGGAGTACAAAGGTGAATGCTTTGACAAGCCTATTGATAGTCTTCTTGAGCATTACTGTGTTAGGGACGTTGAGGTTACTTGCAAACTGTATCTCAAAATAGTCAATGACTTTAATGAGAAACAGTTTAGTCTTGAATCCTTAGAACTTGAACAAAGTGTTGCAGCTATCATTGCTCAACAGGAAAGGAATGGGTTTAAACTTGACCAAATCTATGCAACCTGCTTACTTACTGACATCAAGTCAAAAGTGGCAGGAATATATGAGCGAATGCAACAGAGATGGCCTCCTGTCACTGTTGAACGAATCTCTGACAAGACAGGAAAGCGACTCAAGGACAGCGTGGTTACTTTCAACCCCGGAAGTAGACAACAAATCGGAGAGAAGCTAAAGGAACTTGGGTGGAAACCTAAGGACTTTACACCAACAGGTCATCCGATTGTGGATGAAGCTGTGCTGGAGAAGCTGAACATACCTGAGGCTAAGATCATTGCTGAGTATCTGATGCTGAACAAACGAATCAGTCAGATTGAATCATGGATGGAAGCTGTAGGTAAGGACGGTAGGGTTCACGGTAAGGTCATCACTAACGGTGCTGTTACAGGTCGTATGACCCATAGCAGCCCTAACATGGCTCAGATACCTAATGCAGGCTCTATCTATGGGCCTGAGTGTAGGGAATGCTGGACTGTTGAGGATGGCAATGTGTTGGTAGGTTGCGATGCTTCAGGTTTGGAGCTTCGTATGTTGGCTCATTATATGAAGGATCAAGACTATGTTAAAACTGTCACAGAGGGTTCTAGTAAACTCGGGACAGACGTTCATACCAAGAACCAAACTGCTGCGGGATTACCAAGCAGAGATGCTGCTAAAACATTTATCTATGCGTTTCTTTATGGAGCAGGAGATGCGAAGATCGGAAGCATTGTTGGAGGAAGTGCAAAAGACGGAGGAAAACTCAAAGCAAAGTTCCTCCAGCAAACACCATCCCTTGCCAAGCTACTTGAACGAGTGTCAAAACAAGCAGGTAAAGGATGGGTTCCCGGACTCGATGGTAGGCGCATCTGGGTACGATCCGAACACGCAGCACTTAACAGTCTCCTACAAGGGGCTGGTGCAATCGTAATGAAGAAGGCATTAGTTATCTTTTGTAACAAAATAAAGGTTAACAAGTGGGACGTGAAGCTAGTCGCTAATGTCCATGATGAATTCCAGTTTGAATGTAGTAAGAATATTGCTGAAGAAGCTGGAAAAGCTGCTAAGATATCCATCATTGAGGCAGGAGAATATTTTAAACTTAGATGTCCTTTGGACGGGGAGTACAAGATTGGATCAAACTGGCGACAAACCCACTGAGGAAGGTGATGGCGCATACGTAGGAAGTATTCGCTTTGATGTCTTTGAAAATAATTTTGATATTTCTAAGACAGATAGCTTGACATTTGAGGATGTTTATGCTATCCTATATGCTTCTCTGCAATACTTACAAGGTGTTGCAAGAGACATGGAAACAGTAAAGAAGATCAAGGATCGACTTCACTAAGATTTAGCGAGTGTGGTGGAACGGTATACACAGCAGACTTAAAATCTGCCACCGAAAGGTTTGAGGGTTCAAATCCCTTCACTCGTACCAATAACATGGAATTATCATGGAAAACTGGAAACCTGTAAAAGACTTTGAAGACTTGTTTGAAGTATCCGATCTTGGTAACTTTCGGAGGAAAGATAAAGAAACTAATCTTGTTCAGCACAAGACTGCTAAAGGGTATTTGACAGTAGCAACAGCGCCTTATGGTAAAAATAAAGGATGGAAGACTTTTCGAGTACATCGCGAGGTTGCAAAAGCTTTTATTGAGAATCCTGAGAATAAACCACAAGTTAATCATAAGGACGGTATGAAAGATAACAATGTAGTTAGTAATCTTGAATGGTGTACTGCCAAGGAGAATACACAACACGCATGGAAAACAGGACTAACAAAGCCGCTAATTTCAGAACAAGTTAAAAACACTAAACTTTCTGATAGTGAGGTTAAAAGCATCTATGAAAAGTACCAGAAAGGTTTGGATACTCTTCGTAACTTGTGCAACGAAGCAGGTATTGGTCATGCTACCGTTATTCGCCGACATAAAAAGTTTAATACTAAGAACTTTAATACTAAAGTTTTTTATTAAGCTACAATGACAGTCTGGAAAGACAGACACAACTTAACTTTTAAAGGAAAATGAAATGAGCAGTATTAAACCCGTTAAAGTCTCCGGCTCCCTCTATTGGGCTAACTGGATGGCAAACTTCAACACTAAGTTTAATGAGGAGAACGATAAGTACGAATGTACCCTTGGCGATCTGTCTGATAAAGCAGCAGCAGCCTTGGAAGAGTTGGGTATCAAGATCAAAGAGAAGGACACACAAGGCAAGTTCATTGTCGGTAAGTCTAAGTTCCTGTTTGAACCTGTAGATGCTGATGGTAACAAAGTTGACATCTCTGCTATCGGTAACGGTACTAAGGTCACAGCACTGGTTAGCTCGTATCGTCACAAGATGTCTGCTAAGTTCGGTGCAGCACCTTCGATTCAGAAGATCATCATCACTGAGTTGAAGACATACGTACCTGAAGGTGAAGAAGAATTGGAAGATGTCCTCTAAGAGGCCAGATAAGTTACTCATAGACGCAGATTACCTAATCTACGCTATTGGTTTTACGTGTGAGGATGCTTCAGAGAGAACAGCAAAGAATAGGTTAGTAGAGACACTTGAAAATTTAGTCTACGTACACCTTAAAGCTGACTCTTATGAAGCATTCCTGACAGGTAAAGGTAACTTCAGATATGACATTGCTAAGACAGTTCCTTACAAGGGTAATCGCAAAGATACCGCTAAGCCTCCTTATTACCAAGAGCTTAGGGATCACATGGTTAAACGGTTAGGAGCTGTCGTAGTAGAGGGACAAGAAGCGGATGACGAGGTAGCCATACGGATGTCTAAAGAGCCTGATACATACACTCTAGTAGGTGTGGATAAGGACTTACTTCAGATACCCGGATGGCACTTCAATCCATCAAAAGACTTGGAGCAATATGTTGATGAATTCAAAGCTTATAAATCGTTTTGTGTTCAGTTGCTTACAGGCGACAGAACGGATAACATTCCCGGCTTACAAGGCATTGGCCCGAAAAAGGCTGAAAAGACTCTTAAAGACGCGAAGACTCAACAAGAACTTCTGGAGACAGCGTGGGAAAAGTATCAAGAATTGGGCCATACGAGCGAGTATTTTACGGAACAAGGGCAGCTACTATGGCTAAGACGTTATGAAGGGGAGATATGGCAACCAAACGTAGCTTAACAGCTAAGCAGGTAGCAGCTAAGTATGGCTTCCGCAGTGGTTTGGAAGAGCGAGTTGCGGAGCAGTTGGACAAGGCAGGGATTGATTACACGTATGAGCAAGTGAAGCTGAATTACATAAAGCCAGCATCAAAGCACGTATACACCCCTGACTTTGTGTTGTCTAACGGGATTGTTATCGAGACTAAAGGCAGGTTCTTACTTGCTGATCGTCAGAAGCATATCCTCGTGAAGAAGCACAATCCAACACTTGATATTAGGTTTGTCTTTAGCAACTCTAATGCAAGAATTAGCAAGACAAGTACCACGACATATGCACAATGGTGTATAAAGAATGGGTTTAAATATGCTGATAAAATGATACCGAAGGAGTGGCTGGATGAATAGTATTTTTAAATTGTTAGAGAATCCTAACTTTAAAGAGTTAGCGTATGATGTGATTGATTTACTTGTTGTCGAACGACTGCAAGAACATTACATCATGTGCTTAGACTTTGATGACTTTGATACAGCTAAGGATATTCTTGCTGTGTTACGATACTTCACTACGTATGAAGAGTTCAATGAGTTCTTAAAGGAGACACGAGATGCAGGTTACACTGATCAAGGAAAACAGTGATGGTTCAGCTAACTACAGCTTTGACCTGACAAGGGCAGAAGAAGAGAGCCTAATCCGTATTGGTATCTTGTCTGCTTT